GATGCGACTTATGCTAAGCCATCAGATATTGTATTATTACAACGTAGTGCCGTTTATGTGACCCTACCACGCTGGACTTGGGATAAGGTCCAGGAAAACCCCACCTTGGCTGCCGATAGAGTTAGTGTTATGGCAAACAGACTTCACCCCAAAATTTTCTTGAAAGTGCTTGGGTCTGTTAACACTATGGCAGCTGCTTCAAAGAGTGAGGTCTTCTTGGGCAGTGTCCAGAGTTACATGTGTGAGTTGGTTCCTTATGGCCGAGAAAAATTTATAAAAATGAGGGAAGCCCTCCTCATCTTCAGGGATCCAGTGTATTGGAATGAATCTATTAGCACTTGGGACCTTGATTACAAAAGGCTATTGGAGATAGTTGATTGGAACGAACGCTTGTCTTGGTATATAAAGCGTCAAGTGGCTTCTGTCTCGGAAGTCCCTTGCGTATCGCCAGAAGTTCTGATGATGCGACACCAAGCTGGGGACGCAATTTTTGGTGAATTGCGTGGCCCAGATCTCTACTATCTCCAATAGTGGCTTTTTGGCCACATTTAAAGGTGGGACCTACCTAACTTTATTGATAAAGTGCCATTTGCGTGTTTCGATGCGCCCTGTTTAGGTCAACACAGGGTTAGCCGTTGCGCGTATATTAGACCATTTACGAGGTGTCGAGCTTTGAGGTTGCCGACACTTACTTTTACCTCGCCGAACATTATTCACAAAGCACTTTTGAAGATCAACAAATGCCACAACAAACTTTCCATTTTGAGGATGCCTCTAGGGAGACTGTTGTTGTTGATCAGGGATCTAATGATCCCACTTTTATGGCTGCCAGAACTTTTGATGTTAATCTGGCACAATGGTTGGAGAGGCCAATTCTAGCTGGTACTGTTAACTGGCAGATTGGTCAACCATTTCCTCCTATTTATTTCAATCCATGGTCCGTTTATTTGGATCAGCCTTCAGTTGTACAGAAATTGAATAATTTCAAGTTTCTTAAATGCAAAATGAACATGAAGGTGACTATTAATGGTAGCCAGATGCATTATGGCCGTGGGATGTTGTCTTATAGGCCGTTTTTGAGTGAACCTGGGGAGCGTTTTCAATATGATCCTGCTGCGTCTTTCACTCCTTTTGATATTGTTGAGACATCTACTGGTACTCTTAGTCCTCCCGTGCCGACCACGGGTTATACGTTTAATGCGGCCACGTCGAAAATCAATGAGTCCCCTGAATCACGATGTAAAATCATACAGAGTCAATGGCCCCATATCTTTATAGATCCGGGTCAATCAGCTGGTGGTTGTATGCAGTTTCCTTTTATTTTTCAAGGTAATTACTTCGACCTTAACAAGCGTGACTGGGTCATGAATAACACTAGATACCAGGGAATTGATGGTTCAAGATCCAATGTGACTGAATGGCC